GCTTCTACGCTGCGCTGCAACGCTTCAGCTTCAACCCCAGTAGTCGCAGACTCTTGGGTTTGTTGTTCATCAGACATGGATAAGCCGCAGGCTTAATTACACCTCTACGTTACCACTTCTCTTTATCTGCCCACCACGCAGCAGACATCTTGCCCTTAGCGATATTGCCGGCGTGACGCGCCTTGAAAGAAGCTCGTCGTGCTTTGGCCGCGGCGGATTCACCCTCGCGTGATGGGCTGCCGCTAACGCCTTGCTGGCCAAAGCGGATCAGCTTTACCTTGTCGCCTTCCTTGGCGAGCACCGCGTGCGATTTGTTCGGATGCTTTGGCGTCCGCTTCGGCTTGTTGTAGCCGTCAAACTGCTCGCCGCGGTAGGTGATCATGGCGCCATTGGCCGTCGCTGGACTAGGCTAGCCGCATGGAAATTATCGCATCGGACCCAGACGGCCTTGGATCACGCGCTATTCGCAGTGCGTTGAAGCGGATCATTGATGTCGACGAAAACGGCAATGAGGTGTGTTTATTTGCTGCCGTTGGCAACATGCACCTATCAAGAGTTATCGCCATCGCTCGGGATGAGGATGGCGATTTGGTATTCATCACCGATTTTGCCCAAGAGATTATGGAAAGCTTGGGAACTTGGGATGAATTTGCAAGCTAATTAACGCCCGCGCTTTTTGATCATCGTTGCGAGGCTGCGCTTGGCACCAGCGGCTTTGCGGTTGTCTGCCGCAGAACGGAACGGTGAGGACTGACGAGCGCGGCCGCTTAGATCCTTGTAGCGAGTTTTAGCAGCACTCACCGGAGCCTTGCTCATTTTCTTGGTGCCTTTAGAGGCAGCCTTAGAGCGTGATTTCCCAACTTGAGCAGCACTGGCCTTCATACCAGCACGAGTGCCTGCACCTGCACCGGTGCCTTTTGTTTTCAAGCCTTTTGTGCTAGTGGCTCGAAGTCCGCCGGCCCGCTGCTGAGCGGCTTTTTGACCAGAAAAGCCTTGCGCCTTGACGCGACCGCCGATGGCAGTTGTGCCTTTAGCTTTTAATTCTTTAGAGCGAGCAGTGTTAGCGGAGCGCGTAGAGCCGGACTTGGATTTACCGCCGCCGCCGCCGCCGCCGGCAAAGCGCCCTATGGAGTCGCGTTTGTAGGTACGGGCCATTGGCTTTTATTAATTCATAATCGCATTCTAGCCGTGCTGATTATTTCTTTTTCTTCGCGGTCTTAGCGGCCGCCTTAAATGCAGCAGCAGATGGCCTGCCGGCTTCGCCTTTACGTGCCATGCGCTCCTTGCTGCCGGCTTCAATGCGCTTGCGTTTGGCGGCAATGTTGGCGTATAGGCCAGGCTTCTTAGCCATCACTTCTTACCCTTGCGTGACTTGCCGGCTTTTGCGAGCGCGATTGCTACCGCTTGCTTTTGCGGCTTGCCTTTTTTCATCTCCGTTTTGATGTTGGCTGATACTGCAGCCTGCGACTTGCCCTTTTTCAATGGCATAGCACCACTCTGTTACTGCTGTAAGTTTAGCCATGTCAAGCGTCGCCCAATACTGGCTACCATCTTCACGTTGGCACAGCACTGCTTGAACCCATGCTTCGCCGACTAATGCTTGCACAGGATCGCTGACGATCAAACCATTCTGAAAATGCCGCAGGCTAGGCAGGTCCATATCGTGCACGAAGCTGATCTAAGGTTAGCTCTGAGCCGTCATCACGAACTAGCTTGGCGATGGCATCAGTTGGGCCATACTTGTCAGCAAGCCGGTTGAAATACGGCACTTTGTTAGCGCCCAATGCCTTGGCCTTGGTCTCAAGATCTTGCTTTGCCAGCCATTGCCCGTAAGTTTGATCTGCCGGCACCTGGCCACCTGCTGATGCACGCTTTGCTGGCGGTGGTGGCGTGAAACCCAACTCGTCGTAGTCGATCACCGGCACTGTCGTTGATCTGCAATTGAAATGCTGCGGCGGAGTCGGGCCTTTGCCGTATTCAAACTCTCGACCATCCAATGCACGGCAAATGCTACTGGTGCGGGTATCCAGTGTTGCCACATAGCGATACTTTTTAGTGATGTCTTGATTTGCTTCGTACACCTGTTGACTAGCTGCATTGGCTACTTGGTTGATGCTGGTGCGCACAAGGCTAACGATCTGATTATCCGCAACCGCTGTTGCCTGCCCGCCTGCTGCAACTAGCTGCTTCACGGTCTTAGCCTCTTCGCCAAATTCAAGGTTTCCAATCAACCGCTTGGCAATGGCTGGCGTTGGCTCACCAGTCAGCAGACCTTGCCGCACGACTTGCGAGAACCGCTCTGCTTGATCTACTGCAATGCCGCGGAATGCTTTGGTGACCACTTCACCATTGGGCAACGTAATTGTGGCACCTTGCGCTGCGGTGAGGCTGAATGTTGCCGGTGCACCTTGTACTGCAGCAAACAGGTCGTCCGACAGCGCCACCACGTTGATCTGCGTCGGATCCGTGGTGACCACTGACTGCGCAAACTGCGGGCTGATCTCAACGGTGCGCACTGCATCACGTGCACCTGCCGGCAATGCACGCCGCAATTGACCAGCCACAAACTCAGATTGCAGCTCTGCAATGCCTTGCAGTTCTAATGCTGTCAGCTCCGTTGCATCGCCTGCCCATGTTGCCAAGCTGTCCTTCAACTGAGCAAGGATCGCGCGGAGCCGCGCCGCTTTGACTGGCGCCGATATCTCATCAATGGTGCGCAGTTGATTGACGGCATCAATGATGATGTCGTTGTAGGCATTGATCACACGCCGCGCAACGCTATTGCTGTAGCGGTTCAGATCTATTGCATTGCGGTAGAGCGCTTCTGGTGTGCTCATCGTTCAATGCCAAGATCTTCCGGTTGATAGCCGCTGCGGATGCTGACATTAGCGCCGCGGTTCAATGCAGTGGTGACCAATGCAGCGAATGCGTCATAACCGTTTTGCCCGTCTTCGTACAAGATCGTTTCGTCAATTTCATCTGGCCTGCCTTCCTTGTACCAGCTGATCCGCACGATGGCTAAGACCTGTTCCGGCAAGGCGCTGACGTGATAATCAAGCTCTTGCCTCCTCGGTTTCCTCGGTTCCATCCAGATCATCAGGTCCACTAAGCGGTCGGTCACCCAGTCCAGCAGGTTGTAGATCAAGCCCCGCATTGGCCGTAGCTTCAAGCTCCTCATCCACGTTAAAGTCGTCGCCTAGTACATCGCCTTCGGCAAGCTCACGCAGTAAGGTTTCTTGCGTGATGGTGCCTGCGGTGTAAAGCTGCAGCAGCGCTTGGATCTCCTGCGGCTCAAGGCGCATGCCCAGGAAATCACGATTGACATAGCTGCTGCCAGGCGATGTGCTGTTGCCGATGTATTGCGCATGAAACTGTAAACAGTTGTCGATCATGTCTTGCACATTCTGCGCAATCACCATCATCGTGCTGTCGCCTTGGCTGCGATCAATGCGCTTTGCCTCAGCAGTTTCAGCAGATAGCTTCTGGCCCAGCACTGCCGATAGCCCTAACTCGTTGATCTGCAGTGCAAGCTGCTCAAGCCTGCGGAACTGATAATCAAAACTGCGGCCAGCAGGTTCGATGTATTCAGCGCGGCCATCAGCGGGGAATGCGATCGCCTCGCCGGGTCCAGCGCTGACTTCCTCTGCTGCAGATGGGAAGCCATAAAACGCCAGCATCGGCACAGCGCTGATGTGGAGCTGGTTATCGAGGTCGCTCTGGATCTGATATGCCTTGAGGTTCAGCTCGGCGATGTCTTCCAACGGCGGACGTGACTCCATGAAGCCATGCCGCTGCGCATAAGCAACTGAGAAAGGAATCTCAGAAAGGCTTGTGCGGCCCTCGTCGACAACCTTAAAGTCGCCGTTGTCTTGCTTTTGGTGTAGTTGAAACTCACCTGGCGTCAGCACCCGGATTTGCTCGACTGCCTTCTCGCCAAACTCACCATCAGGCACGGCGACCGTCTCGGCAAGTCGCAGTTGCGTTAGCACTTGCCGGCCTTCCTGCTGCTCAGCACGCCAGCCAAGGATCTGCCGTGGTGTGTAGCTCACCCAGTAGGGTCTACCCCCATCAGCAGGTGCATCCACCAGTACACCAACGTGGCCATAACGGACCATCTTGCGGGTGGTTTCGTAGGTCCAAACATTGAGGTCATTGCCTTGTAGGTCAACATCAAACAACTGCTCGCGGATCACGTCGGCCGTGTCGTCAAGCCGCACCGGCTTGCGCGTCAACATGCCGGCCAGCATCCGCTCTAGTCGCTGGTAATACGGCGGGCATACGCTGCGTGCTAGGCGGTTGTCGTAGGACTCATCCAGCTCGCGCGGCTCCTGCGGCAGATAGCGCCGATGTTTGCGGCGCATCCCATAGGTGCCTTGCAGCAGGTCTTCAATCAAGATCCAATGCGCCTCTTGTGCATACCACGCCGTATTGGCATCCTGCACGCGAGTAACGCGGCGCTGCGCAATCGGCCGGTCGTAGTTGTTAAAGCCGGTGTACATTACAGCGCCGCAGTCATGAATGCAGTTTAAGCGGCAGTCAGCGTGATGCTATTGCGGCCAATCTTGATGTCAAACTCAGCGCCGGGCTCGTAACCCATCTCGCGCAGGTAGCCATCGCCAATCTGCAGCTTGCCGTTGAATTGCACCTTTGCCTTGTAGGTTAGGCCGCGGCCGCGCTTTGCTGTCTTGTTGCCTACTAGGTCAACGCCTTTGGCTTCCAGCAGTGCTTCATAAAACTGCGTGAATGCCACGCGATCCTTGATCACGTAGCCGCAAGCACGCACCAGTTCAGACTTGGGCGCATTACCCAGTTCTTTGACCTTGGCGAGTAGTTCGACGCCCTTGAGCATGGGTAGAGTTAATGATTGGCGGAATCAATATAGCCTGATGCCTGTAGATCGCCCAGCACCTGCGTGCAATGGGTTGAATTCACGCCAGACCAAGTAGCCGAGCGCATCGTTCATGTGGTCATGGCCGGCATCCTTGTCAGGGTCGCCCTTGTCGGTGTAGCACTGCAGCTCTAGGCATTCGATCAGCCGCTTGCATCGCTGGTGGATGGTGAGTCTGACCTGACCCTTGCCGTTTTCCAGTAAAGCCTGAACAGCAGCCACGCGATCACGGACGGGAGGATTTGCGCGTGGTGACTGGTTTGACATGCCGTAGGACTCCAGGATCTGAATATCGGTCTGGCTTGCGTTGGTGCTGCGGTTACCGCCGCTGGCATCTGGGTAGATGTAGATACGCCGCTGCGGATAACGCGCTTGGATCTCTTGCGCCAATGCGTCGGTGTCATGGGCGCCGCTGATCTCATCAATCACTAGCAGGCTGCTGCCAGTGCGGACGCCGATTACAGCAGACATGTTGCCAACGTTGAAATCAACGCCAATGCGTAGCGGCTCGCGGTCTAGGCCTAGCAGCTCGGCCACCACGTGCTTGTCGCGGCTGAAGCGGTCATAGATAGTGCCGGTGGTGAGGTTGACGAACTCACCGTCTAGGTAGGCCCGCAGCAGGTTTGGGTCGTAGTTCGCTTCGAGGCGCTCGATAAAGTCCGGCGGCAGATGCGGGTTATCTGCTGACCGCATCTTGATCAGCTTGCGGTCAGCGCGTCCCTTGGCATCCTCACTGCCGAACGTGTTCCACATCCAGCGGAATCCTTCTGGTGTAGATGCAGCGCCAAACTGCCGCACGTTGCCGGAGCGCAAGCGGCCAAGGATCTTGGGGAATGCCTTGTTGGCGATAGATGGCGTCACTGTGTCGATCTCATCGGCGAGTACCCAAGCAAGGTTCAATCCGATGATGCGGCTCCAGTTCTCAAAGCTGCGGCACAGGATCTTGGTATCACCGCCTGGCAGGTGCAGCATGTACTCAGGCAGCGGTGATGCCCTGAAGGTGTACGGAATCTCATATGCCTCTAGGAAGTTCTCGAAGTCGTTCTGCCAAATGTCGCGGATCAATGGGCCGGTCGGCTCCATCACTGCACCGATGAAGCCTTGATTAGCCGCGGCCAGCATCACAGCCTTGGCGCACAGCGCACGTGTCTTGCCGGCGCCATAACCAGCTGAGATGCCGATGATCTGCGTGTCGCTGTCGTCTACAAACGCAAGCTGGCCAGGGTGCAGATCAGCGCGGATGCGTTGCAGCAGATCGCCCGTGTCCTCTTGCGTTGCAACATCCATAAACCCAAGCAGGCTGCCGGGTTGGCAGATGCCGGCGAGCAAGCTCATGACATTTCAAACCGCAGCAGCTTGGCCTGATCTTCTAGGGCTTTGATTGCAATGCTGAGGTTCCCCTTGGCGCGTGCTTCACGCTCGTAATCTTGCAAGCGAGCGACAGCAGCAGCTAGCCACTGCGGCCGCTCTAGCTCTGCATCCAACGCCATGAGCTGGCGAGCGCGAGACATGTAAATCTCTGCCTGACGCTCGCCTACATCCCATGTTTCCGACGCAAATCGTATAATTTGCGTCCTACTGTGTGCACGCAAAAGCAGATCATAAACGGTGTTTACCCGCTGATCTGATTCGGAGTTGGTGCACTTTTTAGCCACCGTTTAGCCCTTAATTTGCACAGGCATTACAAGATAAGTTACACCATCCACGCCACTAGGTGTCAATACCACGGGTGTGGTTGCCGTATTGACGTGCAGGGTGATGGCTTCTGCAGGCTTGAACGCCTTGATGCCGTCTAGCAGGTAGTGGACGTTGAACGCCCATGCGCCATTGGCGGTGCCTTCCACCTTGAGCAGCTCCTTGCCGTTGTTGGCGTCTGATTCAGCGGTGATGGCAATGGTGCCACCTACAGCCTCGATCTTGACGATGGAGTTGTGCGCATTGGCAATGATGGCAACACGCTCCAAGGCACGGGTCAAGCGGCGACGATCAGCGGTGATGGTGCTTTTGAACTCAGCGGGTACCAGTCTGGCCACGTCTGGGTAGGTGCCATCCATGATGCGGCTGTAGATGGTGATGCCATCGCCTGCGTCGATCACGGCTTGCCCTTTGGCAACGGCGATGGTAACCACGCGATCCTGCAGCAGGCGCATGGTGCTGGCTGGCAGCACGAGGTCTAGGCCATCTGGCAGATCAATGGCGTAACGCATCAGGCGATGCCCGTCAGTGGCCTCCATGTGACCACTGCCGAGGTGGATGCCTTGGAGCATCTGCTTGCTGGCGCCAGTGCTGGCAGCTGCCATGCAGGCACGGATGCCAGCGGACAGGTGCAGCTCGCTCGTAGCAGCGTCTACAACCGGCAGCGCGGGGTAATCCGCCGCATTGGCCGCTGCAAGCCCGTAGGAGCCCGCAGAAGCCGTTAGAGCGCCATCTGCGAGG